GCAAAACGCTATTGAGAGAAAGAAAGACCAGGATGGTTTGACCGCTATAGACGGCGCGACAACTGCCCTTGGTGGAGCAAACGCCCTCGACTCTGGGGAAATAGCTGCCGCTGCATACAGGATCACCTCGAATACTACCGAGCCTGCTCCTGCCAATGCGCCTATTCACGCTGTTCATCATGGATTTGCACTTAAAGATATCGATGATGAATTGATAGCAGCAGGTGTTGACCAGACTACAGGAGCTCCGCTCACAGGTGGAGTGGCTGTTGAGGCTTACCAGAACAGGTATCGGGGAACAATCGCCGGTGCAAGACTCTATGAAGACGGCAATATCACTATAAGTTCCAACCTCGCTAAAGGGGGAGTTTTCTCCCAGATGGCACTGGTACTTGTAGAAGGCCGATCTCCATATGTTGAGACCAAGCGAATGCCTGAACTAGGTGGTGGAGCCACAGCTTTGTATCACTATGACGAGTACGCCTACGGAGAGAGATCTTCAGGGAACTGGTTGTATGAAGTACAGGCTGACGCTACTGCGCCAACAAGCTAGTGGATGAATGCGAGGAGAGCAGCGTGGAGTGATAGGCACGGACCCATTCCGAAAGGATGGGTTGTCCATAACCTTAACGGGGATATGGATGACAACCGCCTTGAGAACCTTGCTGCTGTTCCGCGCAAGACAGGAAATATATCAGAAGTAGTCGCTCCCTACAGGGCGCGTATAAGAAAACTGGAGCTACAGCTTCGGGAAGGATAAATAGATATGGCACAAGGTGCGAATGGACGAATAGAGATATTTGAAGATTTTCTCGCAGGCGAAGATATCGTTGCTGCAACAGCGGCAACCAGGGCTTTTGGAGGTTCTGGCTTACGAGTAATCGGACAGGGAGTTGCTGAAGCCGATTCAGGTATAACTGTTTTGGAATCTGATGGACTTAACGGTGTTGGTGTTTTTACCACAACTAACGAAGACGCTCATAGCATTGGGCTCACGACAGGATTGGTGTTTGATGTCGGCAAAATGGCTCCCATAGTTGCTGAGTGTCGTGTGCAGTTTGCTGATTTGGATACAAAGGCATTTTGGTTCGGCTTTACTGATGTCAATGGGGACACTGCAATCCTAGAGGGTGAGCAGCTTGTTGCGGCAAGTGGGACTTTGACCCTTTCCGCATCAGACCTATGTGGGTTTCTGCTTGATGCAGAGGCAACTGACGATGAAGACTGGATCATGGCTTATAACGGCGGCACGACCACCGGAGAAACCACAATTGCAAACATTGATGCAGATGACGATGCGGTAGCTGGGGAGTGGCAGATATTGCGTCTGGAGATCGCCAGTAACGGAACGGCACGATGGTACGTTGACGGCGTACTGAAGCAGACAGTGGAAGGTGCAATTTCCACAAGTACAGACGTTGGTCTGGTAACTATGATAGAGGCAAGGGCTGCTTCAAATGAGTATGCCTACGTTGACTACATTTCTGTAACAGCAAATAGGGACTGGACTGTCTAGTGCCACTGGTTGAACTGGATTCAACTGATCTTTACGGTCACGAGCCTTGCTGGTATCTCGCAGAGGTAAACCGGCAGGCTCCTGACTATTCTGGTGACAGAAGATACCAGACGATTACGGTTATTCGTAACGATAAGAAGATGAAATTTGAGAGGGACATAGGGGACGCGAGGCTTTTTGGTGAACAGTTTCAGTTGATCTGTGGAGCACCTGACGGTAAGGGTGGTGGCGAGGCCATGTACACGGTTGATGAAGCGATAAGGATGGCAAGTGATATGAATCTCATGCCGCCACCTAAAACGGAAGTAAAACCAAGAGACTGGAACAAGATCTTCTGGGATAACGTCGAGGAGAGAAACAAGTGGCTAAGTGGCCAGAGCGTAATTGGCCCCATGCATAAGAAAGAGAGGACCCATTGACACAGGAAAAGCAATCCATCCATGAAATGCTCAGAGACGCAGAAGTAGCCGAAGAGCCAGGAGATATAAAGGCAGGACAAGTTGTCGGTAATTCCGGTGGAATGACTATGACTGCTCTTGAGCTTCAGTCTGCCGGTTATGTCTATGTCTATGACAACAGGACCGGAGACAGGTCAATGGTAAACCGCAATATGCTAGAGCAGCAATTGCAGAAAACCCGTGAAGACGGAACTTATGTTTTTACTACGCAGAAGCCTGAATTTGAAAGGTACTACGGGGAACTTAAATGTCTGCTTCATCCTGACGATCCCAACAGAGAGACCTACGACAGAATGGGACTGGCCACCTGTAGTAAGGATAACCTCACGGCTTCGCATGATTTAAGAGTACATATGGAAAAACGCCACAGGCGTGAATGGGCAACTATTGACGGTGAGCGACAGGAAGAAGAGAGATTAAGGGATAGGGAGAGACAGGACAACCTTGCGGAGGTTGTGAAACTTCTTGCGGAACGTGACAGCCGTCCTCAAAGGAGCAATAAAAATGGCTAAAGGCAATTTCTCACCTATAGCAAGCAGTTTAACAACTCACGCAGTGACAGATGCTGCAACGTCACTTACCCGTCCAGCCGCAGCGGATTATGCGGAAGGATATGTAAGGACAAATTCAGTAGTTGAGACTCGTGACGGCACTGCGCCGACCACGACAAAGGGATTTCAATGGGCAGCAGGCGATATCATTACTCTTCGATCTGCCGATGAGATAGAGAAGTTTCAGGTGATCAGGGAGAATGCCTCCAATGCTGCAACCATTGACTTTCAGTTCTGGAACAAAGTTCCAGGGATGAATTAAGATGGCCGCAGGAATCCCACCCGGGACAGCAAAAGCAGGTACGGGTGATATCACCGGAGTCACGGCTGGAGACGGCCTGTCCGGTGGAGGAACTGATGGGGGGGTTACGGTTACCCTTGACCTTAATGAACTGACAGCAGCGGCAGTTGCTGATGGTGACTTTATTCCAATCATTGATACCAATGATTCCAATGGTAGCCGAAAAGAAGCTGTAGCAGACCTTGCCACTTTATTTGCAGGTGATGGCCTTACGGCATCAAGCAGTGTACTGGCTGTTAATGTGGATGATTCAACTATTGAGACTAGTAGTGATGCTATCAGGATTAAGGATAACGGTGTCTCTCTAGCGAAGATGGCTGGCCTTACCAGAGGTAGCATGATAATCGGAAACGCTAGTGGTGATCCTGCTGAATTAACCAAAGGTAGTGCTAACTACGTTCTTACTTCTGATGGTACAGATATATCCTGGGCAGCAGCAAGTGCTGCCGTCACGGCGTTGAATAATGCTACAGCTAATGAAATTGTTACTGTGGGGTCTACAACAACAGAACTCGATGCAGAGTCTACCCTTACATTTGCAAGTAATAAGTTAATTCCTACAGCAACCGCACACAATGCTGCTGGTACGGCTTTAACTGTGTCGGCAGGAGCAACGACTGCGGGAACCACAAATAACATAGCTGGTGGGGCATTAACTTTTCAAGGTGGTCAGGGTAAAGGTTCTGGGGCTGGTGGAAGCATTGTATTCCAGACTGCTAACGCCGCTGGTTCGGGAAGTTCCTTAAACGCTCTTGCAACTGCTTTAACGCTTGAAGATGACTTAAATGCAACATTTGGAAATGATGTTTTATTAAACACAGATAGTGCTGTAATTAAGATGGGAGCAGATGATGATGTTACCCTCACACACGATGGCACTACAGGACTTACTGTAGCTGCAAATCCGTTTGAGGTTGACTCTGGTGGAAACATTACACTGGATGCGCACACGGGTATCTTTATTTTCCAAGACGCCAATACCGAAGTTCTCAGGATTACTGAAGGTAACTCTGGTGATGTGACGATTAAATTGGAAACTAACGGAAAAGACCTTATCTTTACTGATAATGGCGATGCTACTGGTTTAACTGTTAAAGATGCAGCAGCAGGAATTGTTGTTCCTGGTGAAGTTATGACAACAAAGATCAGCTATACCGATGGTGATGATGCCATGACCGTAGCTGATGGTGGTGGAGTTACATTTGCTCAAGAT